ACCTCCAGTTTCCTCAATTTGTCCTCCACTTCCTCGACCATAGAGAGCAGTCTTGAGACCGTCAAATTGAACAGTTCGTTTGACAGAAGCAAGATCTTTTTTGAACTCAAAACGTTTTCCAGTATCGGAACCACGGCGAACTTTCAAGTCAACGAGTCTTTGAGAAATCGTGTTTCCAGATAGTACGAAACGGAAACCAAGCTCTCCTCCATAAGTGTTTGCAACATCTTGAATGTTCTTGATTGCATTGGAATAATAAAAGTTCACTGTTCCAAGTCCAAGAGAATCAACTGTTCCAACTTGCCAACGAGAAGCGGAAAGAGCTTTGGTCATTGCTTCCAAAGCTTCTCCATCAATTATTCTTAGGTCTTCAACAATGTCGTCGTTCATTTCATAGAATAAATGTTCAGTATAAACTTTCTTTGAAAGTTCCTCTCCAGTGTGTTCTTCCTCGGTCTTATAAATCTGGAAGACTTGAAGCTCTCCGTCTAGATCAAAATAACCAACGAGGTTTCCACGAACAAGAAATTGAGTGTCTGTGTGAGAAGCTGGAACAGAGAACTCAAAAGTGAAGTCTTTGTTTAATTGTTCAATTGATTTCGGTACAGAGAAAGGACACATGGAGTTGTCTTTGTTTGCTAGTGTTGTGACAAGTGTCTCTGACTGTCCATCAAAGACCAAAATCTTCTTCTTATTCATTCCATAACCTCCTTGTATTATTTGAATCTATCTTTGTAAGAGACAACGACCACTGCACCAGTTGAAACTGTGAGGGAATTTGAACCTTTCGTCAAAGCAAAAAACTCTGAATCAAGACTCAATGTCTGCTGGTTCAGAGTTCCGTTGACTGTTATTTTTCCAGTGTCAAAGTTAATGACCAGAGTTGTTGAAGTTGTAAAGTTGAAAGTACACTTTACTTTGTCCGTTTCTTTTGTGATCTCAAAGAATGGTTGATCAGAATCAAATGAGACGGTCATTGTTGGGTACACTGGAGCTGTTCCGTCATATGTCAATGTGCTTGTTCCAGCAACTAAATTCTTTGTCTGTGAAGCTCCTTCTGAGTATGGATCAGGACAAATGAAAATCAATGTCCCGAAACCATATTTGACTACTTCTTTTAGGTTTGTTTCTCCATCAAGAATTGCATAGTCTGTTTTGTCTGGTTCGTCAGAACAAACAAGAGCTTCTGGTTTGTCAGCGTCCAACCAATCAGCAATTGCTCGAACGTCAGCTCTCAAGTCTGTGTCCGACTCACTTACAATTGCAACGTCAACTTCAATCTTTTTCATTCCGTGTTTCTTAGAAATGAATAAAGCTCCAGAGCGTCCGTCCACCTCCAGAACTTTATTTGTGGAAGGAGGAAGAACACTTCTTCTGACCTCCGTCACTTTTAGGAATCCCAAAGAACTGATTCCGTTGTATGTGATTGTGAACATTAGCGTCCTCCTCCTCTGTTTGTTCGTTTTTGTTTATCCAGTAAAGCTTGAGCAATTTTGTCAATGTCTGCTTCCTCACGAACGACGAAAGCTCCTTGAGAAAAGTGGAAATGGTTTTCAACATTCTCTCCAGAACCCATTCCGTCAAGGTTGTCAGCAATTGCTTGAGCAAATGGAGCCATATAACGACGGTTCTGAAGTGGAATAACTGCTTCAGCTCCAGCTTCACCAACAACATTATTTCCACCAAGAAGTGTTGCTCCGTTGAAAATTCCTCCTTTTGCGTGGAAGCTGAAAGAAGGGTAAGGAATGTCAACTCCAGCAATGTTCTTGTGTTTTACTGTAACTTCAATTTGTGGTAAATGCGGTCTTGGAATTGTTATTTTCATGCTTGCAAAAGCATTTTTGATTGAGCTAATAATTCCCAAGACAGTGTTCTTTGCTGTTTGAATCGGGTTCGTGATTGCCGACTTGATGCCGTTCCACACGGAAATAGCTGTTGACCTGATGCCGTTAAATACTGAAGAAGTCAACGAGGACAACCCATTCCAAACAGTCGAAACAGCTGACTTTGCTCCGTTTACGGCTGTTGAAATACCCGATTTTAAACCGTTCCAAATAGAAATAGCTGTTGACTTGAGACTGTTGAAAACTGAAGAAGTCAAAGAACTGATCCCGTTCCACACAGATGAAATCACTGATTTTGTCCCATTTACTATGCTAGAAAGTCCACCCTTCAAGGCGTTCCACACAGCTAATGCAACGGACTTGATGCCGTTCCAAATTGTGGAAAGACCACTTCCCATCGACGAAAAAATTGATTTGATGCCGTTCCAGATTGCTGTTGCTGTATTCACAAGAGAAGACTTAATTGCGTTCCAAACTGAAATCAACAAGGATTTTGCCCCGTTCATTGCGTTGACAACTGCGTCTTTTCCGTACAAGAAAAGAATTTTGATTGTCTCCCAGTTTCCTTTGATCAAAGCAATCAAACCTTTTACAAGGTCTTTTACTATGGAAATGAGTTTTCCATAAAATGCTAAACTCATGAGATTCCAAATAAACTCAATTGCTCCAAAGAATAACTGCTTGACCCCTTCCCACATTTTTGAGAAGTCTCCAGTGAACAAACCAGCAAAAATTTTGATCAGCCCCATGATGATATTCAAAGCTCCATCAATTACTCCCTTGATTGCTGACCAAATTGCTTCAATAATAAAAAAAGCCACCTGTAAGGCAACTTGAATAATTGGAGCGATGAAATCCCAGACATTGTGAATAGCTTGCAAAATTTGTGTTCCGTTTTCTGCCCAAAACTGTTGAATTTGGTCGAGCTTCTGTTTTAGAAAAGTGACAACAGCACCAAGAGCTTCAGTGACCTTTGCTTTGACCATGTCAAATACTTTCATAAACCCATCACGGAATGTTTGTGAGTTTTGCCATAATGCCAAAAGAGCAACCCCAACAGCCACAATGACTCCAATTGCAATTGCGATTGGAGCTGAGATTGCACCAAAGGCGACTACTAATGCTCCCACTCCTTGAGCAATGAAACCTATTACAATTAATAGTGGTGCAATGGAAGCGACTAACAACCCTATAACAACAATTACTTTCTTTGTTGCTGGGTCTAGTTTGGTAAACCAGTTCACTAAATCCGTGATCTTGTTTGCAAGGTTTTGAAGGTCTCCTTTCATAACATCGGAAAATGAAATTGCTAAACTCTCTAAAGCACCAGTCAAGTTGTTCCAAGCTCCCATGAGATTGTTGTTCATGGTGTCAGCCATTTTTTGAGCTTCACCGTCAGACTTCTTCAAGGTATTTGTGTATTCATTGAGTTTTCCTGAACCTTGATCAATTAAGACCATGAAACCAGAAACAGCTTCAGCTCCAAACAAAGTTGCAAGGTAACTTGTTTTTTGCTCGTCGGTCATGTTCTTTGTTGCATTTCGTAGTGTGTCAATGATACCAGCAAGATTTTTCATTTTTCCAGAGCTATCAAAGAACTGAGACCCAGTTGCTTCCATGAGTTTGGTCATTTCTTTTGTAGGAGAAGCAAGTCTCAAGAGACCCATGCGGAGTGTTGTACCAGCTTGAGAACCATCAATTCCAGCGTTTGCCATTAGTCCAATTGCTCCAGCTGTTTCTTCCAACGAAATTCCAAGAGTCTTTGCGACTGGAGCCACGTATTTGAAAGCATCACCAAGTCCAGTTGCGTTCGTTGCCGAAATTGCTGATGCTTTAGCAAGTACGTCAGCAACGTGACCAGCATCAGAAGCCTGAAGACCGAAACCGTTTATTGCACTACCAGCTATTTGAGAAGCTTCTGCAAGACCAATTCCAGCTGAAGAAGCTAAGTTCAAAACACCAGCTGTTGCGTTCATAATTTGACTTGTATTGAAACCAGCTGAAGCAAGTTGTTCCATTGCCTGAGCAACTTCTGTTGAACTGAATGTTGTTGAAGCTCCTAATTCAAGAGCTTTTGCTCTCAGCTTTTCAAATTCACCAGAGGTTGCTCCAGAGATTGCTTGAACCCTTGACATTTGAGCGTCAAACTTTGCTCCTATCATTACAGCTGTTGTTGCAATTGCAAGCAATGGAGTTGTCACAGCGAGTCCCATTTGAACTCCAGCATCACTGATTGATCTTCCAGTGCTCATGATACCTCTCCCAGTTTGCTGAAGGGACTGATCAACTTTTTGCATGTTTCTCGTAAACTCTGAAATATCAGCTCCCACTGTGACCATTAATTCAGCCAATGAAGCCATTCTCTTTCCTCCTCCTTTTCATAGTCATAAAAAGAAAAGGACGACTCCCTTCTTATCAGGAACCGTCCGTTTTGTATTCTTTGCCGAACTTTTTCATGAGGTTTCTCAAGTACTCCTCTTTCTGCTTTTTCGACTCGAAGCGTTCAACGATATTCTGTTGTGGTTCCTCTTCTGATGCAATGTAAGCTATTGGTTTATATAAATCTGTTGGTTGTATTGGTCTTTTATAATTTCCAGAACTGGTCATAATCAATGCTGTTTGCCATGCTGTCCGTTGGTTTCTCATATCGTCTTGACGTTTTTCTTCCTCAACAAAAGCTTCAAGCATTTCTCCGAACTCACATACGGACATTTCCCAGAACTCGTCTGGTTTTAGTTTTAATGCTCCGAACCCCCAATGTTTCATTTCTTTCCAGTCCAGAGCAATTATTCGTTTTTTGCCATTGCAAAAGCTTCAGCAACTTTTTGTTGAACTTCCTCAAAATTACCCAAATCAACCATATTTCCAACGTCTTCAGGAGTAAGCTCTTTATCTTCATGAATAAGTCCTGACCACAAGATAATTCGGACGTTTTTAATTGTCATCTTTAAATTTCCCATCTCAGAAAGCGGGACACCAAGTTGGTCTTCAATTTCAGCTAAAGCATTCATTGTGTATCGTAAGTTTCTCTTTTTATCCAAAGTAACTGCAACAATTCCTCGTTGTTTGTTAGCCATGTAAAACACTCCTCATTCATAGTTTTTTAGTCTTCCAATGTGTTTTATTGAATTTCGTAATTAAGTAATTTAAGGGAGTCAGAAAGACTCCCAGTCATTAAGCTGAAGCTGATTTCGTCAATGCTCCATTGCCAGCAAGAGAAATAGAGAATGTCAAAGCGTCGTCTTGCTTTGCTTCTAGAGGGAATTTTGAAATTATTGCTGAACCTTCATATGTGTTTCCAGAAGGAACAACAATGTGAACCTTTATTTCAGTTCCGTCTTCCCAAGCTGTTTCCAAAGCTTCATAAGCAATGTCAGAGATTACAACATAACCGTCACAGTCAATTGACCAGCTTTTAATTCCAGCGAGGTTTTCAGTCCAACCAGACTCTTTTGAAGTAACCTCAATTACATTTGTTTCACGAGAAAGAGTTGCTCCAGACTGTCCACCAACAACAGTCCAAGTTGGAGTTCCTCCTGTTCCTGTATTTGCATAGAGCAGAACGTCAACACCAGCAATCTTTGCCATTGTCCAAAACACTCCTTTACGTAATTTAGTAATTTCTAGGCATAATCAAGCAAAGCTTCAATGTTCACAGAGTAAATATGTCTTGAAGACTCGTCTGTTCCTGTATAAAGAGGAACACTTTGTTGTCCTCGACTCATTACAATTTTTGAAGCTCCGATTTGATAATTTGTTTTGTTGTTAAAATGATCATATAAATCAAAAGCGATTTGTTCAGCTTGTTCAGGGTCAATATTACGGACAAGGAACTGGAACTGTAAATCTCCAATGTTTCGTCCAGACAGACCAGCAGAACCAAGCAGAACCACACAACAATTGTCTGGAGTCTGTGTGTGAAACATGTTCAATACATACTTGTAAGGAACTTCTGTTTCAATGTAGGTCTTCAAGTCTTGGACTTTCATTGAACCATCACCCCAGTACCTCATTTATTTTTTCAAGGATATAATCTTTGTAAGCTTCAGACTCACCTTCCAAAACACGTTCTAAATATTTCCGTCCGACAGCATAAGAGGTTCCAGACATCCCAGTTCCTCCACCCTTTGCTCGTGAACCTTCTCCAAGCTTGTATGTCCATTCGTGCATTGCAATAGCATAGTTGAAACTACCTTTAAAGACGGAAAACCCAACAGTTGTTTTAAATTTGTCTCCACTTGAGGAGTATTCAACTGAATAAGAGTCTTCAAGGTCTCCAGTTAGATGAGGAGCTGTTTCACTTGCTGTTCTTGCTAAGTCTTGACCAATGACTCGGAGTGAGCTTTTAACAGCATTTTGGACTTGACTTTTCACTTGCGGAATCAAATTCTTTTTGATCTTTGCGTCAATTTTTATCCTTGTCATTAGATCACAACCTTTGTGAACAAAACTTTGCTTGAGAGATCATTTAAGGGAGTCACTGAAATTGGTTTTGCTTCATGGTTTCCAAATTCGTCAGTCCATTTGATCGTGTCGTTAACTGTGATTAAAGCGACTCCTTTTATTAGAATGATTGCTTTGGAAACAGCATCTTCTCCGTTGCTTGTCTTCACGACTTCAGACCGATAATCAACACGACCTTTGAATTGAGTTGAAGTTGTTCCAGTAGGTCTTCCCCAGTCATCAAGTGTTCCAGCTTTTTCAACAGTGACAGTGTCTTTTGTTGGGATCATAAAACAGTCCTCCCAAGTCGAACTCCTCCACCAATTCCAGCTTCTTGGGAAACAACAGCTTGAGCTTCTGGTGAAATGGGAAGTCCTCTTGTTGTCTTCCCATAAGTGTCAAGAGAAATTGCAATCCCAGAAACAGAGACTTGTCGAACACCAAGAGCAGACTTCTGAATGGTCTCGTCGATTAACATAATGAAATAAGCTTGCTCATAGACAGCTTTGTCTGGAACAGGTTTGTCAACTGGGTCAAGAGCTTTATAAAATCTGTAAAGCATGTTTTCAGCATTCTTCAAAGCTCTTTGTTTGGAAGCTGTGTCAGCATTGACCCAAGCGTCGTTCAGAAACACTTCATTTTGAAAGTAAGCGTCAGCGTTCTCGACTGTAATAGCCATTACACGACCTCCTTACTTTTCTGTTTTCTTTTTCTTTGGTGGAGCTTTCTTCTCAACGATTTCCTCACAGGCATATCCCCAAGACTCAAACTCCAGTTTTATATCATTAGACAGTTCAGCAATTGCTTCTCCGTTCTCAAATTCAATGTCATAACGATAACCAGAAAAGTTTTCATTTGGAGTTTTGACTTTGAATTTCTTCATTGTCCGTCCCTCCTTTATCTCTGTTTTTATGCAAAAAGAAAAACGGAGACGAGGAAGTTCTCATTCCTCCCCAATCTCCGTTAAGTTCGTTTCAATTCTTATAGTAAACCTTTCAAACGAGCAGCTGCTCTTGGATGGAACACAGCAAGACCAGAATAGAACTCGATACGAGTACGGAAAACTGGTTTTGCATCAATCTCACCCAAGTCACGAACGTTGATGGAACCGTTACGAAGACCAGACACATATTGGTCAGCTCCGAATTTTACAGCGTAAATGGAACCAGTGACACTGGAGCTTCCTTGAGTTTCGTTGAAACCAAGAACTTCAGTTCCAGCTCCATCTGTTTCAATCACACGGATTGGAATACCTCCATAAGTTGCAACAGGACGACCAAAAGCGTCAGAACCATTTTCAATATAGTGAGTAGAAGCTTGTAAGAGAGCTTTCACTTTACGTCTCATTGCTTTGGACATGAACAACACATCTGGTTCACCTTCAACAGAGTCAATTAATTCGTCCAACATAGCAAGAGTCAAGGTTGCTCCGTTTGTTCCAGCTGTGATGATTTGGCTTCCAGAAACACGTTTTTCAAGTCCGTCGAATTGGTTAGCGTTAGCACCAGAGTCACCTTTGAAGAAGGTTTTTGTCCATTCAAGAGCAAGAGCTTTGGACTTCATTTCAGTTTGAATAGCTCTCAAGTCGTTGACATTTCCACGAGTCTGAGCAAGGAATTTGTCAACGTCAACGTCTCCACCAAGAATTGTCAAACCTTCGGAGAGTTGATTCACGATACCAGCAGATTCAACATAAGCATCGTTCACAGCACGAAAAGCAATGCCTGGAAGAGTTTGTTCTTGGTTGTACATATAACTATTTCCTGCGATCTCCATGAAAGGAAGTAATTCAAATACAGCAGAGTTACGAGCGAAAGTTTCAATGACACCACGACGAAGAACGTCTGTGGACAGTTTTTCAGCTTCTAATAGAGTTAGAGCCATTATAAAAACACTCCTTTGGTTTATGTGATTTCGTAATTGCGTAATACATAGGCAAAATAAAAAAGCTTACTTCTTGGAACCGTAAGCACTTTTGAACAAGTCGGTGATCGACATTTTACCAACGTCAACTTGTGGTTGTTGCGTTTGTTGGTTTGTAGCTCCACCAAGTTCTTGTTCTTCTTTATTTGGTTGAGTTGATCCAAAAAGACCTTTCTTCTTTGCGTTGGTTATCCAGCTCAATTTTTGTTCAGCTGTGAAATTTTCTGGAACCAAGTCACGAAAATCTTCTGGAACAGCTTCAAGTTCAGCGTCAACCAGCGTTTGAATAATACCTTCCAATTGCTCAACTCGTTCACTGGTTTGCTTGCTGTTCGTTTTGTAAGTTTCCAGTTCTTGTTGAGTTGTGTTGTAAAGTTCTTCAAACTCACCTTTTTTCTTTTTAACTTCCAAGTCTGCTTGCTCTTTCTCTTTGTTAAATTTATCAAGCTGTGTTTGGAGTTCTTTCAAGCTATTGTTGACCTCATCAAAACGAGATTTTGGAATCATATGTTCATTTTTATTTTGCTGTGAACCGTCGTTCACGTTCTGATCAGAAGTATTATGTGAACCTTGACCTTGTAGGTCTTGGGAATCACCTTGAGTTGCTCCACTAGCAGAAGCACCAGTGTCAGCGTTCATGAATGGAGTTGGAAATAAATTTCGTACAAACATAAATGATCTCTCCTTTGGTTTCGTTTTTAACGAGTCACGACTCGACCAAGTTTTTTAGGACAGAACAGTTTTGAGACTTAACTTCCTTGTTGGTCTCTCAATATATCGTCATTGAGAACGAGCTTGTTCTCTTGCTTTTCTTGCTTTCTCAAGAGCTTGTTTCCTTTTCCTCTTGAGTTCTTCTTGCTTTGCTTTCTGTTCTTCATAACGTCTTTTATTATCTTCTTGCTTGATTTTGTTAGGGTCTTCCAAAGCCTTTTCAGCAGACTTTTCAGCGTTACTTGCTTCCTCTTTCAAAGATTTAGGAAAAACGTTAAGGTCTCCAATAGGATGCAAACTGTGTTGACAGTTCGGATGAAAAATCAAATTTGAAGCTCGTAAATCGGCGTATGTTTTATATCCTTTGGTTCGACCTGTTAACGAAATGATCATTCCTTCAAAGTAACGACAAGCGTCTTTTGCTCCATGTGAAGAAACAACAGCTAGGTCAGAGTCATTCTCCAAAGCTGTTTGTTTTGCTCCTTCTGCTTGAGCTTGCTGGAGTTTGGTTCGAGCCACCATTTGAGAGTAAGTGGTCAAGTCCCACCGTTTTCCACTTGCATCAGTAATTCCTTTCCAGTACTCCTCAACCAGACTTTTGGAGAATCCTTCTTCAATAAGTTTGTTTTTTATGTCTTTTGCTGAAGTAATCGTTCCACGTTGAAGAACTATGTTCACTTTCAAGACTTCAGCTTGAAGTTCTCTCACTTTGTTTTTCAAGCTTTCTTCCATTACAGAATGAGCTTTCAGAATGTCTCGGAACGTGTCTGAAAGCATAGCTTCAACACGATTTCTGGAAATGAGTGAAAACTGTGTGGTTCCTTTTGCTTCAAACAAAGTTTTAGCAAATCCCATAGTAACCAAAGAAGAAGCAACACTGTTCTCAAAAGCGTCTGTCAGTGTTTTCTCCAACCACTCTTTGGAACTAGAGTCCAAATCATTAATAATAAAGGTGATTTGTCGAATTAAAGAGCTATACAATTCGGTTCTAATTAAGTCTTTTGGATCAAGATTGACCAAAAGTTTGATCAGTTCTTTCAAAGCTTTCTTATAATAGCTCTCTAACTCAGCAAGATTTCGTTTATATGTTGGAGTCGGAGGAATACGGAAAGACATTCATTATTCCTCCTTTTTATTGTCAGTTTGTTTCCCCTCATCAACCAAGTTATCGTTCACTTGAAATTGAGACGGATCAGCGACAGCTGAAGCAAGACTTTCTTCTTCTATCTCATCGAGAATCTGTTGAACTTTTTCTTCAGAAACTCCTTCAAGCTCCATGATTGCTCGTTTTTGTGAAATAGTTGGTTTTGCTCCGGTTCTAATTTGCATGATTGTAGCTTTTTCCATTTCGTCTTCTGGAAGCCCGTCTTTGAATTTGATATGAGGAGCAAATGGTTTGAAATCAACAGTTGTTTTTCTGTCCATTTCTATCATTTGAGCGATAGTGAATATACGTTTTAAAGCTTTATCGTAATACTGACGTTTGCGGTTAATCTTTGCGAGTAAGGAGTTCAACCTCCATTTAATAGCAAGACCAGAAGCTCCACTTGTTCCAGCGTCACCAACACCAAGAGCAACAGCTGGAATTTCAGCTTTCATAAGAATCAAGTCAATGATCTTGTCAACCTCTCGGAAGGCATACTCAAGTTGACCGTTCCAAGTTAGATATTTCGGCTCCATTTCTCCAGTCATGACCTCGAAGACTTTGTCAACTCCGACTCTATAAGCTGGTTGTCCATTCTCGTCTTCAACAAGAGTTCCTTGAGGAACAATCATTGCTGGGTCTGCATGTTTGGAGAGAATTTCAGAGATTTGAGAGAGTCTTGTGTTCAACTCTGAAAACAAACCTCTCAATTCTGATAGATCGTCAATACCTTCCCAGCAGTCGTCAGTTGAATAGTTTGGGACGTGGACAACCAGAGGAAACGGAATATTGGTGATTACTTCACGAGCTGTTCCCACTTCAGCGTATATTCTGAAAGAAGCATGTTCAAAATCATAAGCTCCTTGACCTGTGTAAGGTTGTGGACGACTTACAAAAGGACTCCCCGTGTAATGTGAATCAACTGGGTTCATTCTGAACTGTCTATATACGATCTTATTTGGATAATGGGACTCAACGTTCAGGAACCATTCTTCTCCGTCTGTGTTAGGAACTTCTACTGGAACAGCTATATGAAAAGCCATAATTTTGGTTGAGTCATTTGGATACGTTTCAGGGAAAACATATTCAGCATTCTGAGCTTCAATAATCACTCGAAATGGATCAAGTTCTTTTGAAACCATTCCACCGTGTTCTTGTCCCCAGCGTACTTTGTAAAAGCTGTCTCCTCTGTAAGCGTTTGAGAGTGCTGACTCATAGTTCGTAATGTGAACATCATTCAACATAACCCACTCGTCCAACTTCTTTTGTTCGTTGGAATCGTCTTTTGCTCCAGCGGAATAAAGAGCGTTTTCTCCAAAGAGAAAATCAGCTGATTTCTTTGCAATCAAACCAGCGAGGTTTGTAGTCACATAAATTGTTCTTTGTTGGTAAGTGGAAAGAACGTCATTGTACTTCTCAAGAATCTTGAAATGTTCTCCTTTGAACAATTCCTTATTCTCACGGTATCGTTCAATTCTTTTTCCATGCTCTTTTGTAACATTTGGGTAAAATGAACCAATTCCAAACATTTCTCAACCTCCTTCCCGAAAAATTTCGTAATTGAGTAATGTTTTACCAGTTCAACCCTTAGAGTGGTACAACATGGCACAATACAACCTTTTAAGAATAAAAAAGAGACCTGAAGCTTTTTAAGCTCCAAGTCTTCTTGGGTTTTCGTGACACCAATAAACATATTCACGGTATTGTTCAATGTTCATTTCATTAAGCTCTGCAAGATAAACAATCAGAGCGTCAAACTTTTCTTGAGAAAGGTCGAACCGTTCTTTTTCAGACTCAAACCAGTCAAAGAGGTTCCTGTCATTCTTACTATTATTTAGATCAGCACTTAAAGGAATCATATTTTTCTTTGTTGTCCCTCCATGACCAACAGCAAGTGGAATCACATGATCTTTTGCAAGATTTTCTGTTGCTCCAGTTAATGCACAACCTCCAAAGAACTCCAAAATTTGCCCCCACTGTTCAAGAGTCAAAGTATCTGGAAGTCCCTTCTTTCTTGCACGATAGTTCTGACGATGTGTAGTGGTTGCTTCTCTGTTTACTTGACGATATTGTTGTTTATATTTCAACCTTCTTTCTCTGTTTTTTCGTTCGTGTTGTCTTTGATATTCCAACTTTTCCTCTCTGTTTTTTTGATAATATAGTTTGACAGAGTTTATCCAACACACTTTGCAGTTTGAACTTCGTCCTCCAAGACTCCCACCTTTATAGAAATCCTCAAGCGGTTTCCACACTTCACATTTTGAACATTCTTTTCCAACAATTCCGTTTTGTTCGGTCAAATGTATTTTTGATTTTCTTCCCATAATAAAAGCACTCCCTTCCCGATCTCCAACGAGAAGGAAAAGAGAGTGTGACGTGTTTTATAAACCAGCTGGTTTTCTGTGCCAAGACTTTCTGGACTGTAACGAGCATAAGCTGACAGCCATTTGTAGACAGTCAGCAAGGTCGTCATTGTCTCCATAAGGAAACATTTCAAGTTCTTCAATGAGTCTTCTTTGTGATCTGTGAGGACGAATAATTCCGTTCTCAAACAGTGGTTCCATTTGCTCAATACGTTCTTCTTTTTTACCATGTGAACGGTTTGTTGTAATTGGTTTGAGTTTTGTGAAATAAAGTCGTTCTTTCATCATTGCTTCTTGTAACTGTCTATAGAGGTCAAACTGTGCTTGAACGGTCTCAACAGCAAAGACTTTTGGTTGATATTCCTTGATGATCTCAACACACTTTTCAAGAGCTTTGTGAGCTGGACATTTTTCTGCCCAAGTATGAAGAATGTAAAGAACACCAGTTTTTCGTTCTCGTCCAATGATCACAACAGCGTTATAGTCTGATCGGTTGTTTTTCCCAAAAGCCATGTCCCAAGCTCCAAACAATTCAAGGTTCTTGTCGTCTAGGTCTCCATAGTCCCAGAACGTCATTCTGTTCTGGTTGAAAATTTGGCTCTCTTCATCAATCGGATTATTGAGAAACTCTGAAGCAAAGGACTTTGAAGTCATGTTTGCTTTCTCCAACATTAACTTCACATATGGAAGACGAGCTTTCCAAAGAACCTTGACTCCTTCGTCCATTGACTCACGATTCATTTCATAGAATGCTAGAGCTGTTTCTTTTCTGTCAGGGTCTTCTCTGTCTTGGAGAATTTCTTGAAACATGTCCCAAAGGTCTTGACGTTCTGGAGGAGAGATAATTGCAGAGAATAACTTTGACTGAAAATCTGATCTCCTCATTACCTCAAACAAAAGCCCAGACTGATGAACAGCGGTTCCCATGTAAATGAAAGCTGTTCTGTCTGGGTCTCCAATCGGCATAACAACAGAGTTGAACCAATGAAGGTTCTTGTCTCGAAGGTCAGCAGTATTTGTGTTCCGTTGACTCTCCATATCATCCATGACGACAAGATCAGGTCTATATGATCCATTCCTTTTTCCTCGAAGCTGTTTCCCCATAGAAGCAGACTCCACCAGTGTTCCAGCCCGTGTGAGAAAAGCTTCTTGATTGTCTCGGTCATTGAGTACTGACTTTGGACTCAACAGTTCTCCAAAATCTTCACGGAGTAAAGCGTTGAATTTCAATGTGTTTGCAATATACTCAATGAACTTCTTTGACATGGAATCAGTTTCAGAGATGATCAGAATATATTTTCGTTTCTGGAAAACTACTTGGTGAAGTGGAAAACAGTTTGACAAGTATGCAGACTTTGCACTTCCTCGTGGACTTGCCCAAGCAACTCTTTTGTTAATCTCCTCGTTGGAGACCACGTTTAACATACTTGTCAACTCAACGTGAAAGTCTGGAGCGTCGTCAATTGTTGTTCCAAATGGGATGAGAGGGTCTTCAAAGTCTGGGTTCATTTCTGCTCCTAAATATTGATACATGAAATAAAGAACATCATTTTCAGCTTGGTCTATTCGTTTCAATTGCTTGATCTTCAACAACCATTCTTTCTTCTCTTGAAGGTCAGTTGTTTGGAGAGCAACTTTTGAATAAACTCTGATTGCTCTTTTTCGTTCTTTCGGTTCCGTCACTGGACAGAAACCATATTTCTCAACTAAGTGCTGGACTCTCATAATTTTTCTCCTTTCTGAAAAATAATTACCTGATTTCGTAAAATAGTAATTGACGAATGTAACAAAACGAATTATCATGAACTTACATACGTTGTTCAGGGAGTTGTTCTAAATGAAACTGGTTCAACCTATCAAAGACATAAAGAAAATAGAAGAAATGAAAGAGAGTCTCTCACCAAGAGACTCCTTCATGTTTACTTTAGGAATTAACGTTGGTTGTAAAATCTCACACTTGCTCCAACTCAAAGTGAAGGATATTAAAGGAAAGTCTCACTTAGTTATTAATGAATCCAATTCTGGTAAAACAAAACGGTACGTGATCAACGACAATTTGAAAACTCTCATTGAGAATTATACAGAGGGGATGAACCCTGAAGACTGGTTGTTTCCCAGTCGTAAGGGAGACAAGCCAATTTCAAGAATCCAAGCATATAGAACTCTGAACAAAACAGCTGAAGAACTTGGTCTTGATGAAATCGGAACCCACACATTGAGAAAAACATTTGGCTATTGGTACTACCAAGAAACAAAAGACGTTGCTACTTTGCAAGAGTTGTTCAACCATTCAGCTCCAAGCGTTACTCTCCGATACATTGGAATAACCACATAAAAAGAGACCTCCCTGAATTTGGAAGGTCTTCTTTTACTTCTTTTTCCTTTTAAGCTCAACGATTTTATAGTAATTGACTGGTAGCTTCACAAGCAGTCCAGAACCCTTGTGACCTCGTTCAATTTTCACATATAATCTATCAACGTTAATGACTTCATATACAGCTTCAAAAGCTGGAATGTAAACCAAGTCATTCACTTTGGGTCTTCGTCCAGTAACCACTTCATATTTCTTTTCAAGCTCGGTCATGTTTGGAATATGCTCAACCATCTAAACTCCTCCTCTCATTATTTCGTCTTGCCACCAAAACTCCCAAGACCTACCTTCTCCAACTCCTAGCGTCATTTCGTGCCAATAAACCAAACCTGTCTCAATTTCTTTATTTGGTAAGTATCTCGATTCTTGACCAAAACCTTCACTTCCGTGAAACCCTTCATCTCTTGTTCCTGCTGACTTAGAAAAGAAGTACTCCGTCACAGCTTCTCCTTTATCAACCCACCACGGTTCATAAGGATACAAGTTTTCTCTCACAATCATGTGTTTTCCTAGACCAACAAGTTCAAGCAATTCGTCTAGCTGTGTGAGACCGTCTCCCCACTTGTCTGTTGAGTTTCCTTTCTTGTCGTAACCAATATCACCAACACGAGCAAACAGAGAAGGTTGTTGACCTTCAAAAAACTTGGTTCCCTCTGGAAGTGATCTGTGTGCAGGAATCATATTCGTTCCTTCAGGAACTTTCCTCAATATAAGAATTTGTGTTGGAATTGAGGTTCCTACATGTTGGAAAGTTGTTGTTGGAAGTTCAATAGTTGCGACATGCCAACAAGACTCATACATAAGTTTTCTCAGTTTCTTTGCGGTAGAAGCATAACTCAAACCCATTGGTAGGACAAAGGCAACATACCCTCCAGCTTTACAAGCTCGGATTGCTAATTCAAGAAAAGCAACTTCAGACTTTCCAGAGTAAACTTCTTTCTTTTTGGTCAGCGTTGAAAATTCACGAGTTGTTTTCACAGATTCACCATAGGGAGGGTTCCCGATGACAAAGTCATAATAATTCTCCCTGTCGTGTTCCAGAGCGTCTCCAACAATTACATTTGCATGAGGGTAAATGATTGATGTTACATTTGCACTTGTGATGTTTAGTTCTAAAGCTGTGATTTCGTGTGATGCTGGAATGTGTTCAAGAAAAATCCCACTACCAACAGACGGTTCCAGAATCTTGGTTCCAGCTGGTTTGTTTGGAATGTCTAGAAAATCAACTAGAAACTTTGCAACATGAGTTGGAGTGAAGAATGCTCCACCGTTGAAACCTTTTGGGAGAAGTCCTCCCATAGACGTGTAACTCTCTTTTAAAAACTCAATGTCTTCTGGAGTGATTTCTTCTTTTGGTTTCTTGGTTATTTCAATAGCTCTCTCATTATCTGCCCAACGTTTTCTTTGGACTTTACCCACAACAAAAACCTCCTTGAAGTGTGCTATTGGTTGCACTAACTCCAACGAGGTTTGGATCAAGTTGTGACTATAGAATTACTTCCTTAATTATTTTCGTGACTTCGTAGAATTTAACATTATCAAAATGACTGCGTATCCACTCAATCTCAGCACGGGTCAACTCAAGTTCTTCTTGCCGATATTCCGAAAGTGAAATGGTATCGAATTGCAGACTAATCTCCAAAACGAATAAATCATTGACTTTAACAATGTAGCTTCCCATTCACAGACCTCCCAAAGCTTGTATTGTTTTACAAATAGAACAACGAAGCTTTGTTCTTGGTGTGACATTGGTAATTTCTCACACTGAATGTTTGAAAATTTTGTGTGAAAACTGTAGGACTCAGCTGTGGGAGGAATTGGTGGGTACTCCCCACCATGTACCGTGTTGAGTCAATTTTTCTTGTGAATTTTTCTGTTGATTTTTTTTCAATGTGAAATTTCTTTTTGCAAGTGTCATTTTTCATGTTCGACAACTGGAGGACAGAGTCTCATTTCTAAGCTTTTTGTGTTGTTCTACAAGGTAACAAAACCACGATTTTGTAACCCAAATGTTGAAAGTCCTTATATATCAAGGGTTTGAGCGTTTCGTTTAACAGTACAATCACACAGTTTGTTTTATTCCACGTCGTCCAACAAGTCTTGTTCTAGTTCTATTACTTCACGTTCTAACTCATCAAGACTTCTTGCTTGCTTGACCTCATGAACATGCTCATGCTTATCGTTCAGCTTTCCTCTATTCTGTAGTACAAGTTTAATAGCTTCCAGCTTGGTTCTCTCTGAGCGTCCCTCACGTAATAGTTTCTTTAGGTGGGTATATGCTTCAGTGAGGAAGTCTTCCATTGCTCGTTCAGAGATAGCGTTCTGATATGCAATGAAATCTGGGTCTTTCTTCCAACGATAGATGGTTCTTTCATTGACTCCAAGTTCGTCAGCTATCTGGGCAATTGTCTTTTTGTGAATGTCGTTAGTTGCGAGTATTTCAGCACAGTCCCTCTGAGATTTCGTCAGCGGATTTTTAGAAGGTAAATATGACATTTCGTCTGAGTCTCCTTTCATTGTTATTTTTAGGGAAATTCCTTTTATATTAAGACTTATCCACACTTTATCCACAAGCAAAGACATGTGTCAGAGAATGCCTTTTCACTTGTAAAAATACCTAGCTTTTGACCATGTTTCTTTCAACTTTCTATAAACTTTTTCTCTCTTTCTCCTACATTTAAAAGACCAGTGAAAAAAGAGTGGTTCATATTTGAGATAAAGAGCATTCACCAAAGGAGTCAAAATGAAGTGAACAATCAAAAGAAAAAGGATACAAATAAAAAGAGACAGGAACAAAATGAGTAGTCCTGTCATTATCTTTCTACCACACAATAATTCTTGTATTGAGTGATCTTGATTCCTTTGCTCATTCCAAGTAATACTTCAATAGCTTCCTTCATTTCAATTACTTCACTATCTAAGTGTAAAACTTGTATATACTTATCCATTGAACCAAACACAGCTTCAAACAAGGTTAACTGTCTAAACGTTGCCTTTCCTCCAAGCTTTGCAAGGAAGACCAACTTGCGACTCTCTTTCAATGTGTCTTGCTTTCGTTGTTCAAGTCCTAACTCCAAGCGAACTTCTTTGATAACTTCTTTGATTTCCTCATTCACATAATGACCAGAACCTTGAACTTGAGAGAGTGTGTTCAAGTAGTCCAGAAGTTCTTTCACTCGTTCATTAAGCATGTTCAGAACCTCCCTCTTGAACTTGTTGTTTTTCTCTTTCTTCATACTCTTGTAGCTGTGCCATCAAAAAAGCGTTCTCTCGGACTAGCAATCTGATTCTATCAAGTAGATTATCAATGATTTTGTTAACGTCCATGTTCTTCTTCCTCCTAATATTCAATGTAAATAAAAATAGAGTCACGAGTTCCAACATTGTCAGAACAACATGACTCTTACAATTATTAGTGTGGTGCATAGATTGTCATACAACAATGACATTCAAGGTATTATTGAATATCTCTTATTGAATAAATATATCTATATTATTTCTATAGTATATATTCTATAGAGTCGGTAAATTTTACGGTAACTGATACGGTAATTTTTACGGTAATATACCAGTAAGAATTACACCAACTCTATTTGATACGGTAAAATTTACGGTAATGTCAGACAAATAACTCCTTCACATGATTTTTTATATACTCGTGTTGATCTTGTCTATCTCCTTGCTGTTTCAAAAAGTTCTCTGGAAAGTACTTTTCACACATGAGTTGACTACCGTCTTTGAATTTAACAAGAACACCAAAAGTTCTTCCTATCACGGTTGGTTTACAAAATGGATTCCCTTTAGTACTTGCGTCAACAGTTTCCGTCTCAAATGAAACGATCTCCACAGAGTCCACATTGCTTCCCTTTTTCTTTTTTAGAAACTCAATTCCGATTTCTTGCAACTCTTCCACTGAACCTTCCACAACAACTCCGTTCAACTCAATTCTCAATTCAGATACACCTCCACTTCACGAACAATCCTTTTAGACACAGAAAGAGCTTCTTTTCCATCGAATATAACGACAGCTTTTCCTCCAAAATAAGCTGGGTTGTCGTACTCAAGTAACACATCACAAACGGTTCCTTCCTCTATGAAAACAGAAACCACTTCATCCTCGTACAGTTCAACGTCCTGAAGAAGTACAGCTTTTTTCATTCTTCCTCTCTCCTCTCACAGACTCCAACGAAGGAAAGAAAGAGTTGTGACAAAGAAAAAGCTCTTAGCCATAGGAGCGACTAAGAACTTTTTCTATTTAGCCCCCAAATGAACTTGGACAGTAGCCCAGTGACTGGGTTGCTACCATTAACCGCAAAGTAGCTCACTATTGTCATAGTTCATTCAAACAATAATTTGGATAATTCTGTTAGACTATGAGTAAGGATGAAAATACAAAAATAACGGAGGTTTCCCATGAAATCCCTTGCAAAAACATTTTTTGCCACTCTTTTGTTCGGAATCACGTTCACGACGCTTACACCTCTCACGACCTATGCAGCAAGTGATACAAAACTATCTTTCAATGCAATACTTGATGGAGAACGATTCGTTAGCATTGAAACTTGCGATCAATCTAATGCTGAAGAGGACCAGAGTGTTGAAGTGGGCATGGATGTGGATGAGACAGGTAGCACTAGTTTTTTTAAAGATAACTAAAAGTAAAAAGTCCGCTACAATCATGGATGTTGATGTAAAGAATCTTATTGAGACTTAGAATGCAAAAAAAACCGCATTTTTACGTCCTTCTGCTGGCGTAAAAACGCGGTCATTTGTTCGTGAGACCGCAATTTATCAGTCACAAGTTTGCAGAGAACCGCAATGTTAGACAAATAATTTCTCCACATGGTCTTTTTCTACTTTAGGCTGTTGAAAGGTCATTCTTTCAATTAATC